TCGTTAAAATAGCGTTTGATTAATGATAGAGATCCGGTGGCAGAAAACCGTTAGCGTGAGGATTAAAAATACCCTCGCAGGCTCTGATAGGCAGAATCTCAACTGCACACAGACTTTGAATAAATGGAGATGGACAGAGTAACCGCTCAATTAAGGGCTTGTGTGGAAACAAGTAGCTTATACTAATTTTTGAGTTACATCGCCCTGATACTTCTCTCAGTAATGAGACACTAGGTCTTGCAACCGTAACTCATCTTGGAGATGTAGGAAAATTGGTAACCCCAGGAGACTGTAAATCTTCCGCCTTATGGCACTGTTGGTTCAACTCCAACCGTCTCCACCAAAAATATAGGAGAGTCGCTGGGCAGGCGTACTCTTAAACTACCTAGGCCAAAGGGGTGTCCTATTCTGTATCAGGTCTCAAAGTGTTCACGGACGCATACATGCCTGTCACGCATGAGGAGCGGGATCGTTACCCGCTGGGACCGCCAAGTTAGTTGACCATATTATTTGACTACAATAATTGTATGATATATAATGATAACAATAATGCGAGTGTGGAGAAATCGGTATACTCTCCAGACTTAAAATCTGGCGTCGCAAGGCATGGCGGTTCGACCCCGCCCACTCGCACCAAAATAGAAGGTTAGAGCAATGAACTTTAGGACTAAATACATTTATGTTAAAATGTAATTTTTGTAACCGTGATAAAAAATCACCCAACAGTAAGGCTCAACACGAACTGTATTGTAAATCTAATCCTGATGCTAAAGTTAAAAAAGCATCAATGGGGATGTTAGGGAAACAAGGTAGTAATCAGTTTATTAAAGGTACTGCTACTCCTATGACGGAAACAGGTAGAGATATCATTCGTAATTCAAATCGTAATAGAGTTTGGTCTGATGAATCCAAAAACAAACTGTCATTAAGTATGAAACAAGCAGTTGAAAATAATCCAGAAGCATACTCATCTTCTAATAGAGGAAGAGTAAAACAGATTATTTTTAATGGGATGAAGTTTCAAGGGAACTGGGAACTTAATTTTTATAAATGGTGTCTTGCTAATAATATTCCTTGTATTAGAAATACAAAAGGATTTCCGTATGAGTGGAATGGCACTAGAACATATTTTCCTGATTTCTATTTACCTGAAAAAAAGGTATATGTAGAAGTCAAAGGATATAAAACTGAACGAGATACAGCAAAGTGGGGACAATTCCCAGAACAGTTATTAGTAGTTCAAAAACAAGATATAATAAATATTCAACGAAATAACTTTGAGTTGATTATTTAATTATTGCCTCTATAGCACAATTGGTTAGTTGCAAGCGACTCATAATCGCTAGGTTCCTGGTTCGAGTCCAGGTGGAGGCACCATCTAAATAGGAGACGTGGCCGAGTGGCCTAAGGCAGCAGGTTGCTAACCTGTCGTATGTGGTAACACGTACCGTGAGTTCGAATCTCACCGTCTCCACCAGAACGTTCCGGGTGTCTCCGGATACTGTGACCCGCAGGATGAGAAGTACTGTGACAAGTACGGGTGGTAGTCTTTAAACCCAAAGGCCGCTAGCAATGCGAGAACGGTCCCTGTCGGGAAGCGGGTGGAAGGAGTGTGTGATGGGTATGATAGCGTCATATCTTGATACTCTATAATTACCGCCGGGGGATGCAGAGCAGATTGAAGCATATTGATATTTGGTCGTAGCGGTTCATTGAACTTTAGTACATACCGAGGATGTTAGTGTGTTTCAATATGCTTTTTTATGCACAAATAAATGATTATGTTATGCTAATAGCAACTCTAACTTTATCAGGTTCAATTCCATGAACACCGTGTAACATGCCCGTATTAATACGATGCCATCTTTTTAGTTCAAGCTGTTCAATTTGCAATGGTTTGTAGTTTTCATTATATACGATAGTTTTAACATTTTTTCCTCCTGTATCTAACAAATAGTTATAGGCATTAATTCTGTTACCGTTATCTACATGTATAGGTAAACCGTTATATATTAATTGATATTGTGGATATATTTTATATTCAACTATAGATTGTAACCATTCTGCCAAATCATCATTAACATTTCTAGTTTTGAAAAAGTTATATTCAGCCGGTACTGTACTATAAGCTTTAGGTGGCTTATTAATGATATCCGTAATAGATTCAATTAAGTTTTCGGGTACCGGTGGTAAATCTAAGTATTCTATATATTTCATTGAAATAAGTAATCCAAGTTAATTTCTTTTTTTAATCTGATTAATAATGTAATGCGTGGTAAATCGTTAATGTTAGTTACATTATGTACCTCTTTGACTTTTATGACATGTGGAGTGGTCATTTCTAATTTATCTTGTAATACACATTCAGTAGGATTAAAACTATAATAGTCTATAATCTTGTTATATGCAACATATGATTTCTTTACAGGTTCTTTATCTGTTTTGTAAAAATTAACAAAAGTATTTTTACAATTTAGTATTGGTATATTAAAACTATAAAGACTATTACCACTATCAATATGTATAGGTGTGCCGTATGTTTTGTTAATTACATAAAAACCAAACGAATGAACATATTGTGACCAGTTCATATTATCTAATTCAGATTTTAATTCTGGTATATCAAAAAATAATTTTAGATTATCAGGTATATAGAATAAGTTTTCTTTACTTGATAATTCAGTTTTAGGAAATACATCAAAAATCTTTTCTTGAATGATTTTAATATTTTCTAAATAGATAGGTGAATAATATTTCATAATGTATTTATATGCACAGGTGGCAGAGTGGTCAAATGCGACGGATTGCAAATCCGTAAAACCGTGAGTTCAAATCTCACTCTGTGCTCCAAAGTTGCGGGATTAACTCAGGGGTAGAGTGTCAGCCTTCCAAGCTGTTCGTCAGCGGTTCGAATCCGCTATCCCGCTCCAATTCTATTTAAAATGTTCATTGCTCTGGTTCTTAACTGTTCAGTAAATTCTGATTCAGTTAAAGTACCCTTAGCAAGATTACATTTTCTACAAGTTACTTGAAGATTGTTATAAGTGGTTTCTCCACCTTTAGATTCAGCAATAACATGATCCATGTGTATTTCTTTATCGGACAAGTCTTCATCACAATAGACACACCATTTGCCGTCCCTTTCAATAACTCTACGGCGTAGGTTAAGAGGGATGTGTTGTTTCTTTTTAAACATGAAAATATTTATTCGGGAAAACAAGTATTGACAGATAAATAATTCTCTGTTATAATAACATTTGTTCTTTAAAAGGTTAATGCGTTTGTGATGTAATTGGTAGCCATGCGGGTCTTAGAAGCCCGTGCCGAAAGGCGTGTCAGTTCGAGTCTGACCAGACGCACCAAAAGAATATTGGGGGTGTAGCTCAGTTGGGAGAGCGGCTGGTTTGCAACCAGTAGGTCGCAGGTTCGATCCCTGTCTCCTCCACCAAGATCACCATTACACACGGTGTATACTATGATAAGTAGTGTGTAAACGAATTACGCGGGGTGGAGAAGTAGTAACTCATCAGGCTCATAACCTGAAGATCGGCGGTGCGAATCCGTCCCCCGCATCCAAATAGGAGAATTATATGCCAATGTATGAAACAACAGTAAGAACACCACAAGGTGAAAAGAAAGAAAAAGTCTTTGCGCCTAATGTACAAGAAGCTAAAAAGCTTTTTGAACAAACATATGGTCCACGAAATGTTCCATTCATACCGCATATAATACCAAGTTAATTCGGAGTGTGGCGCAGTCTGGTAGCGCACCTGGTTTGGGACCAGGGGGTCCAAGGTTCGAATCCTTGTACTCCGACCAATCATTTTTTAAAAGAGGAAATAGTATGACATGTAGAGGTTATGATTCAAGGGCAGTTAAAATCCCTAAAGCAGTTAAACGTGCGGCAACGCTAATTCGTGATGCACATGTGCGTGGGGATTTTATTCGTAGTTATGTTGAGATTGAAAAAAGCAATTCACGCACAAGTTCTCGTAAGGATAATAGTAAATGACTAAAGGTAGCTTACCAAGACCCTATAGTGTTGATTTAAAAACGTTTAATAACAACTGGGATAATATCTTTCGTAAGCCTGATCCAAGAATACTTGAGGATCAAAAGAATGAAGATGAAGCGTTTGACAATATTGTTAAACAAACAGAAGTAAAAGATAGTAACCAGGGTGGTTAAATAGAATAACGCATCGTTAACTCAGTGGTAGAGTAGCGCCTTTACACGGCGAATGTCGGGAGTTCGACCCTCTCACGATGCACCAAACAAAGGAAAAATATGTCACAAAGCAGAGCAAGATATACAAGTGAAGAAGCCGCAAACATGGTCGGTAATCGTTTTGATTTAGTTCTTATCGCCTCACAGCGTGTAAGAGAATTAAAGCGAGGACATCGTTCAATGCTTACTACTAAATCAGGACCAATGGTTACTGCATTAGAAGAAATTGAACAAGGACTTGTTGGTAGAGAATATCTAAAACGTATTAGAAAGAATTTGTAAACAATATCTCTCTAGTGTAATGGCAGCATACCGGTCTCCAAAACCGTTAGTCAAGGTTCGAATCCTTGGAGGGATGCCAAATAAAGGAATAATATGCCCGCAGTATTTTTAACAAGTGACACACACTTCGGGCATACCGGAGTTTGTAGATTCACAAACAGTGATGGTTCAAAGATGCGACCATGGACTGATCCAGATGAGATGGATGAAGAAATGGTTAAGCGTTGGAATGAAACAGTACGACCTAACGACAAAGTTTATCACTTGGGTGATGTTGTCATTAACCGCAAAGCATTGAAGATTATGAGTCGCTTAAACGGTGACAAAGTGTTGATTCGTGGTAACCATGATATCTTCCGTGACGATGAATATAGATTATACTTCCGTGAATTACGTGCTTATCACGTGATGAACGGAATGATATTAAGCCATATACCAATTCATACTGAATCGTTAGGAAGATTTGGTACTAACATTCACGGTCACTTACATGCTAATCGTGTAAAGAAAGAAGTTGAAACATTACATGAGTTTGGCGTTCGTGGTAGTAGACATTACATTGATGTACGTTATCATTGCGTATGTGTTGAGCATACAGATTATAGACCCATACTGTTTGAAGATGTTATAAAACGTATTGAAAGTGAAGGTGGTAGTGTTGGATTTAAAAACGGTAATGGACCTACAATGTAAATTAAAGGTTGACAATAATACCGTAATGTATTATAATAAGTTTTAATCAATACTTATTAAGTTTTATGAAAAAGCATATTACTCTTGCCCTTTTTTCAATAACATTGCTTGCAGGATGCGGGGGTGGCTCATCTGCTTCCCCTACAATTATTGAACCACCTATAATTAATGGTAACATTGTTACAACCGATCTGTCTCGCCAATCGGTTAGGGGAGTATCATGTGATTTGTTCAATAGTGATATTTCTGATGTTGCAAAATTTAAACTTTTTCAATTAGGCAACATACAGTCCTATCATTGTTTACAGGCACATAAATCAGATGGACATCCTACAAAATCTGGTGATTATGCTTATAGATTTGAGTTGCGTCCTGAGGATTGTACTTGGAATACAAGTCACAATGATTGTATTAATGATAGAAGTAGGACTGAAATTGAAGATGATACCGGTGGAATTAATGTATATAATAAAGAAATAGTATGGGACTTTTGGATGTACATTCCGGAACAACCTAGATTTAAACCAGTAGGATCAGGACATTTATTTGTATCACAGCTATTAACAATGTCAACTACTAGATGCTGTTTAAACTATTTTGGATTTGCACAGATACTAATTTCTAGTGAAAATAAATTAGCTGTTCGCCCTCTAAATGAATTTTCATTTACATCAGCCGCTGATACGTATCCTACAGTTGATATCAATGCCATTGACAATCCGTACAATCAGTGGATTAATATACGTTATGAAATAAAAACATCTATGTATAGTGACGGGTACAGTCGTGTTAAAATTAACGGAAATACTATACTAAACACTACTGGGCCAAATGTGTTAGATAAAGATTTGCGAGTAATGTTGCGGTTAGGTTTATATAATGGATCTAAGTCAAAGACAAGAGAGCCGTATAATACACAAGTAATCTATTATGATAGTATCACTAAGTCAATTAAATAAAAATAGACCCTTCGGGGTCTATTTTTTTGGCTATCATCTGACTATTTGATTGTTAGAATAATCTTGTAAATACATACGACCTCTAGGTATTCTATTCTTTATGGCATATTTTTCTAATTCTTGCATGGCTTGTTGTTGAGTTTTATTTACTGCTGTAGCAACTTGCCTTCCTGCATTATAAATTCGCCAATCACTTATACGTGGCCCTTCTGGTTCAGTGGGTTGAGTTGCTTGTGTAGCTTGAGTAGCTTGAGTTGGTGCCGGCTCAGCTGGTTGATTTACAAATTCATCATCAGGTGGTAGATTTTTTCCTGGTGCACCGGGAACTGATTTATAACTTTGAGGGAACTTTGCTACTATCTGCTTGGCAGCTTCTCTAACATCATACCCTTCAGGTGGGCTAATTTCTTTACTGCCGGTTTTTACTTCACCTGCTTTTGTAAGCATAGCTTTAACAATTTCTTTCATTAAACCAGGGAATCTTTTAGAAAACTCAAGATCAGCACCAGTTCTATTATATCGTTGATCCTGTGTGCTGTTTACTAATTGACTAGTAGGAGCATGTAATTGCCACTTGCCATTTTTATTATCAATATTTTGTTTATCAATAATACTAATGATAGGACCGTCAGGTGCATAATTATTAAACCAATTCAATCCACTAGAACCACCGGTACAGAAATTACTCATGTGTCCTGTTTGATTGTTAAATGTATAACAAGCACCATAGTTTAATGGCATTATAACATGAAATCTGTCATTATCTAATAGTACTATTTCTTTTCTATTGCGTTTATGTTTTTCTAATGCTTCGGCGTCTTTAATTCTTCTTAAAGTATTACGATACTCATCTTTTTCCATTGCCTGTTGTAACGCCCGTATACTAGGAAATTTATTAAAATCTTGGTCTGGCTTCTTTAATAAACCACGTGTGCTTAATGCTTGCCAAGCACCCAGTGCGTCACCGCCCTCACCATTCAAATCTTCATAATCTATAGCGTGATTATTATATAATTTTAATAACCAACTATCAAATTTACCTTCTTTACTTAAATCACCATACTCATTTTTAGCCAGTGTTTGATTAACTAATTTACTCCAAGCTTGAACATAATCAGCAACTGTAGGTCTTGGACCCATATCTGCTATTTCATTTTTTGGGAATGTTCTATCGTGTCTAACAGCAATAGCTAACATTTTTGCTAGCTTGGGGTCTTTCATTATATTAGTACTGATATCGGCTTCTGTTAAAAAGTGTGTTGCTCTCATTATACTAAACTCCTCTTTAGATATGCGAGAACAGCACTTAATTTATCTCTATCTCCGTTAGCTATATCTGATAATACCTTTACCATACCTTCAGTTTTTTCTGTTGTTAAACCATTATCACGATACCTATAACCACTAGTTACATTACCAGTAAGTTGTGGATAGTAATATCTGGCTGCTAATATTACACTAGCACTCACCGCATTGCCAAGGACGTCACTTATCTCATTGTTATCTAAACCTTGGATTGCTTGGTCAATTAATTTTACTTGGTCAATTTTTTTATCTACTTTATGATGAGCATCATTTTTTGCCATACTAGCAATAACACCATTGATATCAGCTTTGGAAGCAACTAATATTTTTCTAAAAAGTGGTTTGAATCGTTTGGTCAAGGTAGTTACATTAACAGTGTTAAAGTCTGATATAGGTTTATTCTTACCACGATTTTGGTTTAATTCTTTGGAGTATTCACTATCTACAAAGTAAAATTTTCTAGCATCACCTATAATACTTTTTAACAAACCATTAGCATCAGTAACATTGTCTGCAAAGGTAGAATATATCATATTGCCTTCATCTGGATCAGGTCTACCGTTACTAGTAAATATTTGATAGGATCCAGACCTTGATGCCCTGCTACGATAAGTATCGGAACCTATATATCTTACTGCACCAAATCCTTTATTACCTGCTATTAGCAACCATGTACCGGGCTTGTCTTTGAGATCAGTCCATTTAGGTCTGATTGCAGGTTCAGGTTGAACATCATGTCCTAAAGCTTCTTTAGAATGTAGTTGTTTTAATACTTCCTGTGCGCCCGGCCCAGTAAACTGAGCCATAGCTGTGCTGGCTTCTGACACTATGCTTTCGCATAATTGCGAAAAATACTTATAATTATCCATATATGTATTTATTCTTTTATAATCATTTGGTTCCAATAATCATATAGCGTTTATATCCATTAGTAGCATATGGTATGTTTTTTACTCCGGAATATAACAAATTACTCAGGTTAAACTTATTAACTAACTCATCTAAACTATCAGTAGTTTGTTTAATAAACCAGGGAAATTCTGGATCTTTCATATTAGTAGTCTGAATACATACTAAACTACCATTTGAAACTGAATCATACCAGTTATTGTTATCCATTTGGTCTATGCTACAATTAATGAAAATACTGTTAGCATGTAGACTGTAATCATATTCGTTCACATCTTGTACATGATTGTAAACTTTGGGGGATTCGTATTTCCACATGTCACACACTTTATTAGCATTATTTATTGCTTCTGGATTAATGTCATATCCATGTACAGTATTATAGAATGTAGGTTTGCGAGTAAGTAACATAAATGCTAAAAGATTATCCCAACAGCCTAGAATATGTAATGTGGGTTTTGTAAGACATTCACGGTATATAGCTGTTTCTAGTTCCTCACATAACCATAGTTTGCTTTTAATCAATCCATGATAGAAAGATTCATGTGTATCAAATTTATCTGAATTTGTCATTTTCATTGGCTTGCGTATTTAATAATGTTTTGATGGTGTTATTCCATTTAATATGAGAATTAGTCAGTTTTAATTGTTTAATTAACTCTATTTTATAATTTATTAGGTTAAATGATTTTGTTTTATGGTGTTCCCAACCATGATTTTTTATTCTAGATTTCAACTCTGGGTACATAATTTGATACATACGTGATTTAAAATTAGATATATTCTCACCGAGTATATGATTATTTAAATGTATGTCTATTAGTTTAACACTGGAGTCTAAACTGTAGCTTATCATATTGCCAATTCCATGTATACCTTTATCAGTCATAAATCGTTCGTAACTAGCATATTCTAATCTAAAAGGTGATAAGACTTTATTTGGAATATGTGTTTGTGCCCATGGCCAATCTCCTCCTATAATAGGGAAATAATTACATTGTTCAATTAACCATAAATGTGTCGCTACATGCGGTTCTATGATATAATAAGGGGTCAGATATTTTAAATGTTCACCATTCTGAAAAAATTTATCTGCATCCAAATCAACCAATTTATGAGTTATATTATTTTTTCTACAAAACTTTTCTGCATAATACAAATCATGGGTATTAATGATTAACCCTTCTATTTTAATAACTAATGTGATTGCTATGACTGGTATATTGTTTTTTATACAGGATAACAATACTAACTCACTATCTAATCCACCGCTATATAATACTTCTACATATTTGGTCTGTCTGTTTGATAAATGGTCATTGAATATGTCAGTAATATTACGGTTATTTTCGTATGGAACATCTAATAATTCTGTGGTAAATTTATGAGAATTTTCCCCTAATTCTAGGGTACATTTCTTAAACCCACTTAATCCAACATTCCATTCAATAACATTTTCCATAACAATATTTAGTAGTTAAAAAATGTCGCTAAATAATAGCATATTTTGAATTTATGCTAAATACGAATAACACTACACCGAGGTTAAAATGCTACACTTCATTAAAGACATCACACACAAACTATTAGAATTTATTAAAGACGATCCAGTAAGACCTGAAATCTCAACCGATTTTAGAGTTAGTAATGGACGATTAGTGGCAGCATTAACTGATGAATCTGAAGATAATCCGGATGCTATGGTATGTGTTAGTTTCCATAATTTTATTCCAGAAAATGTAAAAGATTTAGATAATACTACTCAAGTACCAACAACTGCAGTATTTTATACAATATGGAGTTATAAAGCCGGTAAAGGTGCTGAATTATTATATAGAGCGGTTAAGGGTATTCAGGAACAATATCCAAGTGTTACTAGATTTGTAACATTAAGTCCTAAAACTAATATGGCAAGGAGATTCCATTTGCGTAATGGAGCTATTGTTTTTAGAGAGAATATAGAAACAATTAATTATGAATATACCCCAATAGTAAATACAGATAACTTGGAGAATAATAATGAGCAAAGAGAATCTATTAATAGTTAATGAAGTAGAAGATGAAGATCCGGAAATGTGGCAATATGAACATAGTGCCATTATAGCATCGGAATTTATTAATGATGTATTATTGGAACAATTAGATAAATTTGAACATGATAATGATGATGACCAATATATATATGGTATTGCAAGTCATGGATTATTTATTTCATTAGTAGCACGTTTAGGTGAAATGGGATATACCGAAAAAGAATTGCGTAAGGAAATTAAGACTTGGCTTAATACAAGTGTAGGACAAGTAGTTCACTAATACTTAAGTATTACATTTTTAACAAACAAAAGTACTCATTTAGCCCCCTGAGGGGCTTCAAAATCGCTAGAATACTCAGGAACGCACTCTGATACACTTCTAGCGGTTTTTGCCAATATTTGACAATAAATGGGTTTTCGTGTACAATTCATCTATGAACTCAAAAATCGTCCGCAAACGTAGAACAGATCGCAATCAAGTGATATACTATATCCGTGATACAGTAACACTTGAGTACTATGTCGGTTTGACCGCACTTTGCTTCAATGGTAATGTTCGCAAGACACTGACCCGTCGTATGCAAAAACATATGCAACGGGCCATGACTGAGAACAAAGATTGGGGTTTAAGCCGTGCATTACGTGAGCGTGGCGCCGAGCGTTTTGTATTTGGAACATTGGAAGTTGTACGTGGTAAGCGTCCTGCTCATGCACGTGAGACAGAATTGATTAACACATTGCAACCAGCATTAAACACATTTGGAGTAAAGTAATGAATCAAAAAATTGAAGATTTGATGTATCATGCAGGACTAACCGCACAAGGATGCTGGGATGAAATGGATGAGTATGATAAACAGGCTATAGAAAAGTTTGCCGAATTGATTGTAAAGGAATGTATGAATGTTTTAGATCCGGGCGGCCATCAATTGATAGCACGTTTCCACACAAGACAGTGGTTGTCAGAACATTTTGGAATAAAATGAAATTAAACGATATCCTACAATGGTCAGGCGCATTCTTTGTAATTATCGGGCATGTTTTTAACTCAATAGGTCCTAGTGTTTATCCCTACAACATTGTAGCATTTACATTAGGTACTGTTGCGTTTTTGTCTTGGGCTAGTCGTGTAAAAAATAGTCCACAAATAGTAGTCAATGTAGTGTCAATGGTTACTTGTTTAATTGGTTTGGTTAACGCTTGGAGATAAGATGAACAAATTAGTTAGAGATGGAATGGTTGCTGTATTATATAGCCCTGACTATGGTTCAGGATGGTATACATGGAATACGAACCATCCTGAATTATTATTTGATCCTGCTATCGTTCAATTGGTAGAGGAAGAAAAGTTTGATGAATTGAAAACATATGTTACATTAAAGTATCCCAACATATATGACGGTGGTATGTGGGAATTGAAGGTAGCATGGATACCTGAAGGTGCAATGTTTAGAATAAACGAATATGACGGCGACGAATCTATTGAATTGAAAGATGATGCAGATTGGTTTACGGCATAAGTAATATATTATTGGGGGCTGATTAATGAATAAAAAAATTAAAGAAATTGCCAAAGAGGCTGGATTTGTTACTTGGGCTAATGAACCACATGGTCCAGGTAAAGGTAATATTGATTGGTCTAGTTCCTATGATAAAGAACTAGAAAAATTTTATGAACTGGTTGTACGTGAATGTGCTAAAGAAGTTAACAATGTGTATAAACAGGGTGGTGGCACCTATGCTGAAACTATTTTGAAAAAAATGAATGTTAAATTAAAATGATACTTTATATAACTAATAAAGACCGTACAGTGTTTCTTCCATATGAAGAAGGTATGATTGAATGGTTACATGAAAATTATCCCTTCAGTAAATATCGGATAGAGGAATATGAAAAGTAAAGAAGAAATTATCACTGATATGTGCTATACATATCGGCATGATTATGGATTAGATAAAGATCCTAATGATCCATCATGGGTTGCAGGAATGACATTTGATGAACGTAAGGGTTTGTACAATACAATGAAGCAAATCTATGAAAATAATATTGAACCAATGGTGAATCAGTATAAAGATTTACAAGAAGGTAATAGTGTTATTCTACCTAAAGACAAAGACCATGCTGAAGCAATGGTACGTGTTGGAATGTTTTATTTGGAGAAAAAGAATGGAAAAAGATAATAGGGTTGAAATTGAATTAGATTTGAATGAACATGAGGTGTATTTGTTGGCTATGGAAGCCCACAAACGTGATATTACACTAAATAAGATGATAGAGGGTATTTTACAGGAAGTAATTGACAAACATACAGTCAACGGAACACTTGCCTAATACGTTATATAAGTATAGGAGATAGTTATGAAAAAGATTCTAGTAGCATTATCATTATTAGCTGTAACCGGAACAGCAATGGCACAACATCACGGGCACGGTTTCCGTCATCATGGCCATCATCGTGGTCCAAGTATGGGTTGGTGGGTAGCCCCTGTGGTTGTAGGGGCGATAGGTTATGAATTAGGTCGTCAACAGGTTATTGTTCAACAACAACCAATAGTTATTCAACAACAATCTATTCCTCCTAGCATAACATGTACCGAATGGAAAGAGGTACACACTTCTGATGGTAAAATATATAGAGAACGAACCTGTAATCAGTAACCAAAATCACTTGTGCAATATCGTTCAATATGTTACAATATGCATATGAACGATATTTTTTATGGAATTTTCAATTGGATCAAAGATGACTACCGTACTAATCCTTTTAGGTTTATCATTGAGTTGCTTGCTTGGGGTATTAGCATTGGCTGTTCAATCGCAATGGCACTCACCGTCCCCAATCCGCCTTTACTTGCTTTGTACCCTCTTTGGATCATCGGTTGTGGTCTCTATGCTTGGGCTAGTTTTACTAGGAAATCTTTTGGCATGTTGGCTAACTACTTGCTACTTGTAACAATTGATAGTGTAGGATTAATAAGGATGTTAACGTGATAAACAAATTAGAACAATATAAAAAGTATTTTGCCTTTACTGGTACTAGTACTCGTAGTGAATATTGGGGTGTATATTTAATTAGTTGGGCCCTACTAGGTCTTACTAGTTCATTGGCTTTTATGATATTTGTACTAAGCTTACCCTTTACCATTGTCGTAATAGGATTACTTGGGTGGATTATTTCACTAGCAATATTATGTGTAGGTATTGTACTATCATGTTGGTTATGGATTGCAACCACAATTAGGCGTTGTAATG